CGAGGAATTGAGGTGAACTGAGAGGCATCCACCCGCAGGGCCATCAGGGCGCTGTTGGGGTAGCGCAGCTTGCTCTCGATGACCTCGGTGTAGGACTCCAGAAACGTCTTGTTCTGCAGGCTCGTCTGTGTCGAGTCGGCAGTGATGCGGCGCAGACGAACATCCCACGGGCCAGTACCAGTCAAAGGGATGTAGTAACTGCGCTGGTAGCGTGAGGTGGTCTTGCCAGACACCGTGTCGGTCAAAACCTGTACATACCCGGCTCCGCGCGCCTGCACGTCGATCGCGTAGCTGACCGAGGTGCCGTTGAGGTCTCCGTTGGTGGTGTCTTGCAGCGTCAAGGTCGGGATACTGACCTTGATGCGCACGGCATCAACATCTGGGTCGTTGATGGATCGCACCACCGGCTGGTTGGCCTTGCACTCCACACCGACGGCCACCTCGTTTTCTACCGAAGAGAAACCAGGGATGTAGCTTTGCTGCTGGGTGCCAGGCCGGGTTTCGAGCGTGACCCCCGTGAAGTTGTAGCTGCCATCCGGGTTCTGGATTGGGGTGTCATCGAGGTACACCGAGTGCAGGCCAGCAGCCAACCCTTCGATCTCACCTTCGCAGACCAGATCCACCACTCGGGCGTAGGCCTTGGAGCGCAGGCTGTCCGGCGCTTCCTGCGCCACACGGGCGCTACCGCCTCCACCTTTGCCGCCACCGCCCGCGCCAATGATCAGAGAAGTGCCATGGGTGCTCATATCGGGATCTCATCCACATCAATGCCCGCGCTGATCACGGCCGAACCGACGATGAGGCGGCCATAGCCCACCGGCACAGGGTGTCCCTGCGCCGTGGTGTTGACCGCCCCGTTGAAGACATAACTGGGCTGGTTCTCAGGTCGCTCGGACGGGTCTTGCGCCTTGGCCGTTGGAGCAATCATCTGGGCCACACCTCCCAAAATCATGGATGTGCCCACCGAATACAGAGTGGCCTGGGACAAGAAAGAGCCTGCCGCTGCCCAGCCCATCGGGTTCCACCAAGACACTGCGATGAGGGCTGCTCCTAATAGGATCTGGCCCAGACCGTTACCTCCTGCCCCGGATACGACCGGGGCGATGGTGATGCGTTGCTGGCCACTGGGCTCGTGCAACCGCTCCAAGCTCAAAGCATCACGTCCGGCCAGTACCCGGTAGCCCACACCTCGCTCACCTGAGGCCACAAGTTCTCGCTCAAAGCCGGGAAAGTTGGCGCACAGGGCGCGCACAGCCTCAGCGGCTGAAGCCACTGCCATCCTGTGGCGTCGCCCGAAGCGCTTGCCCAGTTCACCGAGAAGAAGAATCGTGACCATGCAAGAAATCGTGTCTCAAGGTGTGGGTAGTGATCTTTTGCCAATAGCCGCCGTACACATCCCGGCTGGACAGGCGGCCCTGCAGGTGGTGCAAGATGAGTCCGTCGCCCAGGTAGATGGCAGCGTGATTCGGTACAGGCGATGTGACTTGCATCAGCAGGACATCGCCCGGATTCATGTCGGAGGCCTCCACCACATGGAAACCTGCGCCAGCGAAGTTGTCCAGGTACAGGTTCCCGCCGCGCTTCCACCACTCGTCAAAGCGTGCGAAATCTGGCAGATCAATGCCGCGCTCCTGGGCATACCAGTCCCGGATCAGCGAGTAGCAGTCGAGCACACCATGGGACCATTCGCGGCCGACCAGCGGTGCGGCATAGCCTTGCGGATGCAGTTCGGTCCAGTGCCCGGCCGGGAAACTGACGATGAACCAGGGCAGCGCCGTGGCTTCGCAAGCAACCCTGTCGGCCTGGCTGGGCTCAGGGCTCAAGTTGGGGTGTGAATGAAACACCCCCACGATCTCGCCAAGCTGGTCAGCGCGCACATAGTCCTCGGGGTGGATCACGAACTGGTCAGTTCCTACCCCGATGTTGCGGCAAGGGACATAGGACTCCCGGCCCTTGTGAATGACCAGCAGGCCACAGGCCTCCCGGGGAAACTCCCGAGCAGCATGGGCCAGCGCCAGCGTCTGATTAACTTCAAGCATCACCGTATCAACCCCGCTGCAGGAAACCCGCCAAAGGGCAGCTCGGCGTTCGCCCCGAAGCGCTTCTGACAGGACACCAGACGTTTGCCGCAGGCATCCTGCGCTCGTGAGCTCACGGTTTCGTCATTGGCGTTGAAGTAGGCGGTGCCGGTGTAACCGCACTCAGCACCCCGGTACTGCCAGGGACAGACGTTTTGCACGATCTGTCGCCGGGGCAGAGACACCCCTTCCAAATCAAAAGAGGCTGCCAGCTCAAACTCGACCACGTCCCGGGTTTCACGCGATTTGCGGTCAATGAAATACACATCGTCGGCGAATTCAGCCGTAGCGTCCGCTGTCGGGTTGGCCCCAGAGACAAAGTTCACCGCATCCAGATACTTCAGGAGCGTGCGCTTTCTGGTGACTTTGGCCCCCACAAGGTCCTGGTAGGACAGGATGAGCGCGGTGATGCTGCCAGTAACGTTGGCCACCTTGAGCTTGGGGCGCGGCACCTGACCGTTGCCGTTGAATTCGAAGCCTTCGGCTTGAATGGGAAACGGCTCGTAGGTGTTGCCCTGCCAGACCACCTGACGGCGCAGCTCATTGGTGCCTGCATGAAACCGCACCACGCCCTCGCCAAACAGGTTCAGGTCCAGCACAAAGAGCTCGATGACCGCACTCGGGGCGAGCTTCTGAATTTCTGAGGTGATCGCTTGGCTGGTCATGACAGATCAAACACCTGCCGGAAGGTGGCGTGGATGTTTTCCAGATTGGGTTCTTCGATGCTGCGGCTCCATTCCTCACAGAGGAACTTGCCCACAATGCCGCTCGGGGTGGTCCAGTCAAAGGACTGCACCGCGCCCCGTGCGCGCAGAAAGTTGTCGATCGCTGCAGCGTCTGCCGTGGACTTGCCCCGGAACTCCAGCGACCAGACCTCGGGCTGGGTGTTGATGCCATAGGCCAGGCGCTGCTCATAGCCATCCCCAAAGGAGACCTTGCGGACATTGGGTTTGACGGTGAGGGATGCCCCAATCGAGGCGATCCACGTAAATGTCGATGTCAATGTCGCCATGAGAGTCTTTCAATACATCACTGCCGACGCGGGTCCAGCAGGCCACCTGCGCGCTTCTGGTTGAGCAATTCCTGGCGCACAGCGCTGGAAATCGCCCGGCCCAGCTCCTTGCCCTCGCCCGCATTGGTGGTCACCCCGCCCTCGACCACATTGACCGATACGTTGAAAACGTCCCCGCCCCCGGAGGAGGACTGGTTCATGGTCACGGGAATGGAGCGGCCGTCAGGCAGCGGCACATAGGCCTCGGCCATCGAGCCCTCGCCAAAGATCGCCAACTGCGGCGTGGTGGCCACCCCACCACTGGCGTATGCCCGCAGCGGCAAAGGACCCGAAGAGGTCATGACTCCGCCATCGGCAAAGCCAAACAGACTGCCCAGCGCCTTGGCCATGGGCAAGGTGACCGCGCGCTGGATCTGGATGCGGATCAGTTCCGAAATGATGGAGGTGGCCAGCGACTTGAAGTCCAGCTTGCCGGTCATCACGAAATTGGTGAGCGCATCCGTCATGCCGTTGAAAGCCTTGGTGGTCACCGCCTCCATCTGCTTGCCCACCTGCTCGGTTTCTTCACCGAGAGTGCGCAGCGCCTTGGCAAATCCAGCGCCTGGGTCTGACAACTCCAGCGCCCGTTGACCCAGTAGCTTCGCGCCATCGGCCGCCTGACGGGCAGCTTCTTCGATGCGTCGGAAGGATTCGGCCAACTTGTCATTGCCCGGGGTGGCCTCCACCAATTCCCGGGCCTTTGCCGCGAAATCGGCCAGTTCATCCGCACTGGATTTGCGCGCAGCGGACAGTCGTCGCAGGGCATCGATCTCGCTGATCGAGCCGGTCTCGCGCAGGACCTTGATCTGCTCTTCGGTCGAGCGCAACTGGCCCTGGCTTCTGGCCACCTGCTCCTGCAGATCCTTGAGCGTTTCACCCGGCAGCTTGATCTCGCGCTCGAGGTTGGACTGCTGGGCTTCGCGCTCGAGCTTTTCTCGGCGCAGGGTGATCTCCGAGAGCTTGTCCTGGAGCTTCAATTTGTCCTGGGTGGTCTTGGCCACAGTTGCCAAGCCCCGTTTCAGGATCGATTCTTCCTGCGCATACAACTCGCCAAGACGGTCCGTGAATTCCTGCTGAGCGTTCAGCCGTGCCTCGCTGGCTTCCTTGTAGCTGATGTAGCCCTGCCCCTCGTACAGGTCGATGATCTTCTGTCGGTCCTTGAGGAGGCCTGTTTCGACATCCGTCAGGCCTTGCAACTGCTTGATGTCACTCTCGATCTTGGCCATGGCCGCAGCAGTGAGCGCGCCCGTGGCCGAGTTGTAGTTCAGTTTGGGCTTGGCCGCCTCACCGGCCGCCTCGGTCTCGCCCCGGTTGATGGCATCGAACCGTTCCTTGACCGCATCGGCCAAGAGCGGCATCTTCCACAAGTCAACGTAGGTCTGGTTGGCCTTCTCAACGATCGCATTGCGTTTTTCCAATGCGGTCTTGAGGGTGGCCTGGTTCTCCTCGGAGAACGGGTTCAAGCCCTTGCCACCGGCCAAAAAGGTGCCGAGCAACTCGATGTCGGCCCAGACCGCCTCGAAGCTGCCCATGACCGCCTTGGCCATCTGGATCACACCGCGCAGCGCATCGATCACAATGGCAATGCCATAGGCCGTGTCCTGCGCCCAGGTCTTGAGCGTGCCGTCATCCCGCAGCTTGAACATGGCTTCTGCCGTGTTGTGCGTGCCCAGCATCACGGCTTTGAGTTCGCCAACCAATTCTTCGAGGGCAGGCAGTGCAGCCGTCACGATGGTCTGAGCCACAAAGTTGTGCTCGGCCCGCATCCGGCCCATGGCCTTGGAGGCTTTCTCGGCCGACTCGATCTCGGCCTCTGTGAGCCGGATGTTCAGATCCTGGTTGGCGGCCAGGTCCTTGAGGAATGGCAGCAGGCCTGCACCGGACTTGCCGAACAGTTCGAGCGCAATGGCCGTCTTGCCCGCCCCGTCCTCGAAATTCGAGAGCTTGAGGGCAATGTCGTTCATGACTTCGGCCGGATCGCGCAGGTTGCCCCCCGCATCCTTGGCCTTGATACCCAGATACTGCAGGGCCTGCGAGGCCCCTTTGGTCTCATCGTCCACCCCGGCCAGCCCCTTGGAGAGCTTGGTCAGGCCCACCCCGATCTGCTCCATGGCCACACCTGAGATGGTGGCGACCGGCGCAAAGCCGGATAGGGCCGTGGCGCTCGCCCCGGTCTGCTCGGCCAGATCCTGCAGAGCGGCCACCGTTTCCAGCGTGTGCATGACCAG